ATATATTTTTGTAAATATTTTTATTTTATTTTATATCGTTCTATATCTTTTATTTCTGTTTCAGATAATATGTTTGGTATCAGATATTCACCTTTGTTTAATGTTTTACTTAAAACATAGTCATCACATACCCTTCCATAACTATATTCAAAACCACCGTAAGAACATTCCTCGCTACGTTCCCACACCGCAAATATAATTCTGCGTAACATACTAGGGTGTACTAATGGGAATGCTGTTTGTTTGATGTTTAACTTCTGCGAAGATGTTTTAATGCGAACTTTTGTTACAACTGTATTTTGTTTTATTGAGCCAAACACTACGTTGAGGTTTACTCTATAGCCTTGTTTTTCCAGACGGTTCACAAGTTGTAATACCTTCACGCTTTCTGTTCTAATTGTTTCAGCAGAAACCTTAGCCATATAAGAACAACTTTTGTTAATTGTAATTACTTTGTTTTTCTGTGCAACTGATTTCTTGTTAATCATGTTTGTTGGAATCCCTTGTAAATATCTTGGTACAGAACATTGAAACCCTGCAACATCATAAACTGTTTTCTGTTTCATGCTTGTTCCTGTATTTTTTGCTTCTACTCTGCCTTTAATTTCCTTTGTACCATGTTCCCATCCATGCAACAAAAGGTCTTTCGCTTCCTCAAAATTTTCTGTCTCTGTGAATGCTCTGCTCCCACTAATACTGTCTTGACCTCCTGCTTTGTTTTTGAAATTAGGGTAGACTTCCTCTGTTTCTATGAAATGCACCAACTCTGTGATGTTCTGAAAATCTGTTACATAAATTCCTTCATTCGTTCTATATTTTCTCATGTTTTTAGCTCCTTCTCGTTTTGTTCTCCATTTCCTTTGTGACTATATCATAACACAACACAAAACAAATGTAAACACGTTTTGTTAAATTTCTTTGTTTTTGTTTCAATCTGTTATTGTTGCATCTTGAATGTTTGCTAACCATCTCTGCTTAACTCTATGGTTATATAGTAACACACATCCAGAACAATGTAAAGCGTTTTGTTTTGATTTGTTGCAATAAAATTAGGGCATGATTGTTCACACCCTAAAAATTTATTTGTTCAATTTCTTTTTCTTTACAAAATTGTTTTATTGTAGTTTTGTTTTCTTTTAATGTTTTACGTACTTCATTGATTACACTTTCAATATCATTTATTGCTTCTTGTTTTGTTGCATATCTATCAAAACTCAATGCAACACCTGTTTTATAATGTGTAATGCTATAACATCTGTTGTTCAATTTACAAATCACAATGTTTTTATATTTTGTTTTGAAGCATTTTACTTGTTTTGTTCCTTTTTCAAATGTTCTAATATTGCATATCAAAACTTTTCCTCCTTCAGTTTTTGTTTTGATTTTGGTAGATACCCATACAAGGCAATGCAGTAAGAGTCAGCTAAATCATCATTGATTATACAAGGTACTTTCTTGCCATCTATTTTGACGTTTATAACGCCTTTTTTACCTTTACCCTTATATTCTTCCACTATGTACTTTAAAAGCCCCCTATCCCTTAAATACAAGATTGTACGGTACTTCTCTGGATTAATCCCATATGGGTTATCTAATGGCTTACTACTTCCTACAATTTGAGACTTCCAAGAGCGTGTATCTACTGAATAAACAGGAACATTGAATGCTTCTGCTTCGTCTATAATTGTTGCTATCAATGCACCAGTTGACTTGATATAAGCTTCTGAAAGAAAACCTTGTGATCTTAACCTTATTCTTTCTGTTATAACACATCTATCATCATATGGATATTTATGCAACATTTCAAGCATTATTTCATTCAGCTTTCTTTTTATTCTTTCCCTTTTTTCTGTATTATTTCTGCATCTTTCAAAATTTATTGATTCAATCATCAATATTTGTTTATCCTTTAATACGGTTATTCCTGTTCTTGTATAACTTTGGTCAATCCCTATTACAATCATATTTCAAATTCCTTCCTAAAATGTCTTGATTATGAAACAATCTTCGCATTGTCCATACATCAGAAAACCATATTGGTGTAAAATATATATTTTCTAAATCTTTTGGTAATTCTGGTTCTGGTTTCATCAGCGTATTACCGTGTATCACATATCCTGCAAGACCATGTAATGCAAGCTGTATATAACACATATATACACAGGTAATATCTATATCTTGTCCAACAAAATACACATGATTCTGGTAATTGTATTTCTTAAACATTTCTTTGCATTGTTCACTTGCACTTATCAATGTTGCCCCTGCACCACAAGCACAATCATATACACTTGCATAACCTTTCTTGTGTATTGTTTTCCCTAATTCTTTCCTGTTAAATGTAACATTTGACATTACTTTACATACATCATAAGGTGTAAAGAATTGCCCTGCATTTTTGTTTGATATATTCAAAAGCATATATAGTTCGCCTAATAAATCTTGGTTTGGATTCTGTTCCAGTTCTTCTACAATTAGTGCGAGCATTTGTGGGAATAATTTTTGTTCTTTTTTATCATACCTATTTATAATGTTTAAATATTCCTTTTCTCGCTTCGTATATACGCTTTTAAACGGTTCTTTTTCCTTAAGCATACAAATACTGCTATTGGCAATTGAAATACCAAATAAAGCCATACAATCACTCCATACGGTATAGCTATGCCTGCTTCTACATAATATTCTAAAACCATTCATAAATCTTTTCTTGTAGCTTGTTTCTTTCAACTCTTTAGCCATTGTAAACACTTCTCCTTTGTTGTAAATACTGGGTATTTATCTATCTGTAATCCTCTATATCCAGTATCAATGTTTGCATTCTCACACATAAAGCTATCAATAAATGTGTCTATTCTCTTCTGTCCTGTTACAACCTTTTCTTTCCTCAAACAATACAATGTCGAGTTTCTCCTTACTATACACTCCTTTACCTTACACCGTATCACTATGTTATCATTATATCCTTCTCGTTTACTTGCGAATACTACAAACACTGTTTGTTCTGGTTCTATGCTCAAATAATGTTTTGTTAATGCCATATTTGTATCTCCTTTCTGTAAGTTCGCACTTTCCATACATGGTACAGATTTTGCAATCTTTGTCTGCGATTGTTCTTCCATATTTACATTTGTTTGTTCTTCTCTTCTTGTTACACATTCTTTGTCCTAACATTCCATGCAATCCATATAGGTTACATACAAACCCATTGGTCTGCAATATTTACTCATGCTGTTTTCTCCTGTTCTTCCTATATAATAACATAAGGGTTGCACAAAGTCAACCCCTAAATATAAATTATTCTAATCTTTCCTTTTTTCGTCCATAACAAACATCACGCATAGGACATTGTTCTGCCATCTTGCAATGATACCCTGTACACTTTTCATGTCTCTGTACAAGTTTCCCTTTTGTTTCAAGTCTATGTTTGTAATATTGTACTTTCTCCAATCTCGCTATGTATGGTTCAACCTCTTTGTAATTAAACTTATATAAATATACTTTTATTTCTTGTGTGTTCTTATCCTCACACAAGACAAAGCCATCATGTATGTCTGTTAAGTACATATACAACTGTAACTGCTTCCTTCCAGAGACATGATATTTCTGTTTCTTAAACTGGAACGTATTTACTGACTTTATTTCTCCAACCATTTCTACGCCATCTATATCACAAATAATGTCTGGCGTATAGGAAAGGTCAAATTCTTCATTAAACCTGCTATAATCACAATCTAACGGTTCTGCATACCCTCCACGAATAAACAATCGTTGCCACTTTTCATGTATTGCATCGCCCTCTGAAAATATCCGCTTTAATCCAACTGGTACTTGTTCTCCCTGTGCCTGTTTGTAAAACAAACTCAACACTTGCTGTCTGTAACAGAACTTATCATCTGAAACAATAATAGCACTTGCATGAAGTCCTTTTCTCTCTGATGTTTCCTGTCCTCTTGTCATTACTGATTTTAAGAACTGCAATTCCTTCTTGATGTCCTTATCCAGATAATGCAATGCGTTCAACTTATGTTCCAATTCTGCTTCTTGACTGCTTTGTATCTTTGTTCGATTCCCTTCCGCTTCTCGTTTGATTTCGTCCATCAATCCCATTTGTTTTGTTCTCCTTCTTTTCTCTATGATACCACATGGACAGAAATAATGCAAGCACTTTTGTAACCTGTGGTAGCACAGAATCTCTTTACTGCTTCCAATCTTGTTTCGGCATAAACGAAAAACCTATGTTCTGTACTACCATTACCAATGTATGTTCTATTGAATCTGATACAATAAAAGTGCATCAATCTTCTAACATTTCCTTATACATTCTCTTGTGTTCTTCCATTATTTCTTTTCTCACTCTGTCAAGGTCTGCAAAATCCACAAACCCCCTGTCATAAAACAAAGGTATCTCGCACTCACCTTTTGGATTGCAAACTTTTGACTTGACAACCTTGCACTTCATAATCATGCCAATCGTTTCTTTGCTTGCACTATTATAAGGGTTGTGGTTCGGAATGTCAATATAACCTTTTCTTGCCACCTGTATTCTCAAACTAGCACTATGTTTCAACTTATGACCTCCCGGTGTCTGTATGTTGTCTCCAAATGGCAATGCATTCATTTTATCCCTAATCTGGTTTATAAACACAACCGTTGTTCCTGTTTGTTCAATCACATCCTCAAGTGTAGGCAAGTATTTGTCCATGAGCCTTGCAACTCCACCTATTCGCATTTCTTGTTCGCTATCTGTGTTCACTGCTTTTCTTATTTTGTCAATATCGTCTTTCGGTTGCATAGATGGAACACTATCAATTATAATCAGCGGTATTCCTTCTTCTGCAAATCTTATTGCCCTGTTAAAAGCCTTTTCGCCATACCTCGCTCTGTATACTAGCATTTGTTTTGGTCTATTCCCAAACAACTTTGCTCTCTCTGCATCGAATGTTCCTTCAATCGGAATATCTAAACACATTTCATGTTGTGCCGCAAGCTGATAAGCAAGTGTTGTTTTTCCTGCCGATTCTGCTCCAAATATTTCTATCGTTCTTCCTTTTGGAACTCCACCCCCTATAATTGCATCAAGGTCTGGAAGTCCTGTACTCCAACGAGGAACATTTAATACTCCACTTTTATTCCCAAGGCTGTAAACAATGCCTTCACCCTCCTTTTTTGAAATTTCTGAACATAATTTCATTATGGCATCTTTATTCATTCTATTCTTAACTTTCATTGTCCCACCGCCTATGCTAAATAATAACCTTTTTCTTTTATCATATTGTAATCTTCTTCCAGAAGTAGAATATGTTCTTGTTTCTTCACAATCCCATAACAATTAATGTCACAGGTCAACTCATACATCTTTATGCCTTGACAATCAGTTTCATGCTCTCTTGTAATGTTTGTTACATAATGTTCCAATAAATTCATTTTCTGTTACCTCCCTAACAAACTGCTGTTATATTTCACAACCCTTGAAAGATACCTACGTTTATTAAATTCCAATGCTCCTTGTTCTTTCAAAATACTGATTACTCTCGTTGTAACTGTTCTCCCTTTGCACCTGTCATAAAAGTCATCATAGTCTCTAAACACTCCATGCTCACGCCGTTCAGCTTCTATTGCTTGTGCCGCTTTTTCTCCTACTCCTTTTATGATATTAAGACCTTGTTGTATTACATTTTCTCCGTCCATCATACGCATAGATGTCTCCGCTGTGTAATTCACATGAGGTAACATCACAACCGCATCATCCTTCACGGCAAACTGTGAATACTTGTGTAAATCTGCATCATTCCCTGCATACTTCATTTTGACATACCAGAACTCCGCTGGGAAATGAATCTTATACCACATCTGGTCTACGCTGATAATCGTGTACCCTGTGCTGTGCCCTTTGTTAAAACCATATATAAGCATACTCGCCCATATTTCCTTTGTTTGTTCTTTCGTCAACCCTTCACTTCTGCAACCCTTGAAAAAATCTTTCTTCATTTGTTTAATGATTGGTTTGTACTCTGGTTTGTTCTGATTCTCTGCCTTTTTCATAATCTTTAGCAAATCAAAACTTTGCTGTGGTGTCAGATGCCCTAACTTTTGTGCAACCTCAACTGTTTGTTCTTGGTATAACATTGTTCCATATGTTTCTTTTGTATACTTATAATACGGCGTACTCCTGTCTACATTTCCAGATAATTTGTTATATGCATATGTTTCGTGCATTTTTAATTGTAACGGCGCAGGACGGTTCAAAGCATTTACTGCAATAACATCTTCGATACAATCACACTTTATCATGTCCAGAATCTTTTTTGGTGCTGATTTTTCCATCTGGAATATTCCATCCGTTTTTCCTTCTCTGAATCGTTCATATATTTCTTGCTCTTCTCTGTCATCATCTGTTACGATATGGTTTGTATGTTCTTCCAGCTCTCTTAACTCTGACATTGTTTTTAGTCCTAACATATCAAACTTTGTACAGTTAATATGTTCAAGGTCATTAAGGTCATAACTACTGCTAAACATATCCCCTTTTCTAATTACTGCTGTATAGTTTGATATATCAGAACCAACAACTGCAACACCTGCGGCATGTTTTCCTAAATACCTAATCTTCCCAAACAACTTGGAAAAGTGTTTCATAATGTTATCATACTGGCTGTTATACTCTTCTGCTCTTTCATCTTCCAGAAGCAACTGCATATTCAATCTTCCATCTTCTTCATACTCTCGTATAAATCGTTTGATTTCTGCAACCACCTTTTTGTTTTGTTCCTTGTCGTACTCGTCTAATTCCTTTCCGCTTGTAGGCAACCCACATACCCCTGCAAGATCATTCACAAGGTTATCAATCTTGTATTCTCCATAAGAACATATCTGTACTGCTTGCCCCCTATACTTATTCACAACGTAGTCAATTACATCTTGTCGTCTATCTGTTTCAAAGTCAACATCTATATCTGGCAACTTCTTCTTTTCCTTACGCATAAATCGGCTAAAATCCAGATTATACTTGATACTGTCCACATCTGTAATCCCAATTGCATAAGCTACCTCACAATTGCAGGCAGAACCTCTACCCGGTCCAACCGCTATGTTATGTTCTCTCGCCCAATTTACATAGTCTTGCACCATGAGGAAATAATCATCAAACCCATGATAATGTATCACATCAAGTTCCTGTTTACATCTCTGTATGTACTGTTTTGTATTCTTCCCTCGCTTCTTCAATCCTTTTTGCACCATCTTACGCAACACTGTTTCGCTTGATTCTCCATTTGTTTCAATTTTAGGCATAACCAACTCACATTGCGAAAGTATATCTTCTTCCACGCTATCTTGTAACTTCTTTAAGTTGTCAACAAACGTTTCTGCTACACTAAATGCGTCTTTGAATTTGTTTTTGTAAATTGTTGCAAATCGTTCTTCTATCTCATATTCGCTAGGCATATATCTTTCAGAATATGTATTCTTAACGTCAAGCGTTGTTTTGCCAATCTCGTGCATTTTACAATAAGTGTCAAAATCTTCCTTTCTTCCAAAATGACTGTCTGATGTTAATATACACTTGATTTTCCGTCTCATTGCCAACCCCATCAAAACATAGTCTGTTTTCTGTTGTGTTCCTTTTTTATCAATCTTGTACGGCTGAATTTCAACATACAGATTCTTTCCAAATATGCTCTTGAACTTATCTAACAACCTTCCTGCTGTTACTGTGTTTCCGTTTATAATAGCTTGACTTGTTGCAGAAGCAATACAAGCTGTTGTACAGATTAACCCGTCTGCATATTTCTCCAACAATCCAAAATCAACAATTGGTTTATAATAGAATTGTTCTACATTTGCTTCTGTCATAATATGACACAAGTTTTCATATCCTGTTTTGTTTTGTGCAAACAAACATAAATGATAAGACTTTCTCTGCGGATTCTTTTTATTAAACTTTGGTTGAAAATAAACTTCGCAACCTAATATTGGTTTGATACCTACTTCTTTACACGCTAACCAATGTTGTACCAATCCTGTTATGTTTCCATGATTGCTCAATCCGAGTGCTGTATATCCCAACTCTTTTGCTCGTTTTGCAAGTTCTATTGGTTTACCGAATCCATCAAAAAAAGAAGTTTCATCATGTCTGTGTAAATCAAAATAGTTACCCATGTTTTAGCCTTTCCTTTCCATACTCACACTGTTCTTTATCTATCTCACTACAAATACATTTTATGTTTCTATTTTCCATTTTACAAGCAACCGCTGTTGTACACGTTCCGCCAAAACAATCATATACAATACTATTGTCCTGTGCATACATCTGTAACAAATTATGTACAAACTCAACACTATACGTTGCATTGTTATACGGATTCTTTCCATCATTATTTGGCGCTTCTATGAAATTAAACATATTGCTGTAATATACCAATCCTTTTTCTTCAATCCGTTTTGTTTCCTTCTTATTGCTTTTAAATGTCATATATTCTTTTTTTCTACACATTACAAAAACAAATTCACAAATCCTTGTACATTTGTTTTTGCTTCTATTATTCGGTAAAGCACTTTTTTTCTTCCAACATACAATATCGGCAATATCAAAATCTGTTTCTGTTATCACTCCATGCAACAACTCAATTAGATTACTACCTATCATTCCAATTTCTACACTACTTGCATAACTGACATTCATTATAATTGTTCCATTTTCCACCAGCACATCATCTAATCTATTCACAACACTTACAATAAATCGTTTATATTCTTCAAAAGGTTTACTATCATCATATAATTTATATTTTGATTTCCTTTCTTCAATTTCTTTTTTTGTTCTAACTTTCCTGCTTGTGTTATATGGTGGACTTGTTATTATACAATCAACTTTAATTCCTTTTTGTTTCATATATTTAATTGTTTTCCTGCAATCCTCATTACGGACTACATATCCTTTTGTTTTCTTCATTTCCTTACACTCCTATTATAACAAAAGGGCTGACATTTTGTCAACCCCTAAATTGTTCTTGTTTGTTCTAATCTTCCCAGTCATCTTCTTCATCTTCGCCCCAGTCATCAGAGTCTTCCTCGTCTGCTTCTTCCAACAGGTCAATGTAATATTCTTTTGTTTTCTTTGGTTTACAATCAATATCGCGCTCTTTACACAACTGGAATAACTCTTTCGCTGTCATGCTCTCATAATCCTGTTCTTCGTCTTCTTCGTCTTCATCCCAGTCATCATTGTCGTCCTCTGGTTCATTGATCTTTCCTTTTAGCGGCTTATTGTTTGATTTTGCACCCTTCTTTTTGTTTCTCTTCGGTGTTTCGTCCTCGTCCTCAAAATCTTCGGAATTGTCCGCAGGATAAGCCTTGTCAATACATTTCAGCATTGCCTGTTCGGACATTGGTTTCACTTTTGTGTTTCTAAACTTCATCTTTTCCAGAGGAATCACACTGTATGTTGTGTTCTGTCCTTTTCCGATTCTCTTAATCTCATAATCTCTGTCGCACAATGTTCCATAACTTTCATACAGAGATGCAAGAGCAGGAACAGGAGAACAATTGTTTACAGCCGCCATAAGCAACTTTACTTCCTTGCTTTCATGATCATATACGCTCCACACATACATATTACGTGTACGCAAATCATCATTATCACAATATTCACATTCTCTTCCAAACACTTCTTGGCATGGAACATTGATACCCAACTGGAAACTGTCGTGGAATGGTACTTCCAGACCATCCTCCATGTCAGTAAGGAATCTTACTCTTGCCTTGCTGTCCTCTTTGAAAAACAAGAATTTTCCTTTGCTTGTTCCGCTTTTCTTAATCTCATTCTTGATGTTTGCTAATTTAATTTTTCCCATTGTTTTGTTCTTCCTTTCTTGTTTGTTTTACTTTTTGTTGAATTGAATGTCGAACCCATCCAAACTAATTGCACAAAACTCTTTTGGGTTAATCATATACCCACCAAAAGATATGTATGCATTTTTTCCTTCCAAGTAGCACTGTTTTACAACATTTTCAATCTGTTCAATTGTTTCTTTCTGTACTTCCTTCGCCTCTCTTGCTAGTTCCTTCATCAATTCTTTGTCAAACTCTGTTTTGTCAAGCTCTCTTGCAAATCCTATCACTTGTGTATATTCATTGCACAACACTTTGTATTCTTGACTATCCTCATTATAACTCTGTTCTATTACCTTGTCAATCCGTAATTCCTTCATGGTCTGTGCATGGAACAGTGTCATACCTATTGTCAACTTAAAACTAACTGTCACGTTTATAAACCCTCCTTGTCCGTCTGATTGCCATTTTTAACTCTTGTTCCGACATTTCACCTGCGTCTTTTACTCCTTCTGGATAATCAAATCTTATCACATGAAAAAACCGTTTTAAATACTCTGTACCCTTATTCCCTGCTCTATCATTATCCAGAGCAGACACAACAGTTGTTATTCCTTTATCCTTCAACTTCTGTACTTGTTCATCTGATATGTGCCACCCCAAAATTGCAACAACATTCTTGATGTGTCCCCTTGTCCTCAAACTAAGGTAGTCCATGAACCCTTCGCAAATAAATACCACTTTGTTTTGCTCATACGTTCCACACAATGTATCTCGCTTTCTAAAACCATCATTGTATAAATACTTGCGCTTTTTTTCAACATACTTATTCATTGTTCTTCCAACCCATCCTTTGAACTCTCCATTATCTAATATTGGAAACAAAAACGGATAAGCAATATTATAATTTGTTCTACACTGTGCTATGTTCAAGGCTCTTTCATTAAATCCCCTTTGTTTCATGTACTGTAAAACTTCATGTTCCTCTTTTGTGTGTATGTCATTCCAATCAACAGTTCGTAATCCATAGTAATAGTCATGTGCTTCATTCAAGGCTTGTCTATTCTGCAATCTTCTTTTCTTCTTATACTTCACATTTAACTTTTTTACTTCATCACTATTCAATATTTGTTCTAACAAAACACACGCTTGTAACTCATTTAATTCTGGATGTACTTTTTTGACAAAATCTAGGGCATTTCCCTTTGCTTCACATCCAAAACAAAAGAAAGAACCATCTGTTAGACACACCCTCATGGAAGGGTTTATATCCTCATGGAAAGGACAAATGATGTTAAAATCAGAACTTACGACATCTGCAATCAATCCATAATAAATAAGCACTTTTGCTAGTTCTTTCCCTCCATATTCTCTTGTCATATTACCTCTTCAACTCTGTGATTCTGATGTATGGCTCTCCCATTTTTACATCATAACATCCTTTTATGTCCTCTTTTTTTAACACTCCTGTTTCATAGTACATATCAAGTTTTGTTTCGTCAAGTTCTTCTGTCACATCAATAAACCTTTTGAACTTCTTTGGGTCAACTCCACATTTTTTTAAATACCGAATTAACCCCTGCATATCATTTACTGTATATGTTTTGTTCACAACCTCACTGTATATGTCTTTCCCGACTCTCTGTTTTAACTTATCTAACAACCATGTTGTTTTTTTTGTCCTTACTCTTGTTACATTCAATTTCACATGGTTTGTATAATATCCTGCCCCTTCGTCAAGTTCTATTTCAAAACTATTCTGTTCTTTTGGGAGACTTGTAAACATGAAATTTGAAATTGCAAGTTGTTCTTTCTTCCTCACTTCTTCATAATACTTGTCAAATTGTTTCTTTTCCTGCTGTGCATCATATAACTTTCTTACGCTGTCCTTAATCAACAACATTGTTTTCTGCAAATCTTTCATTGATAAGCACCTTGCCTTTCTCTGTTCTCTGTTCTTTCAGATACATTGCAATGTCCTTCGGGTATGAACAATTCTTAGCACTTCCCTTGATATAAAGTAATTCATCAAATGAAAGTTCTTTCTCTGTTCCTAACAGAGTAACAATTCTGACAAGTTCTTTCTTTCTGTTAATTCCTATAACCTTCGCTGTTCTTAATTTCTTGTAAATCTGTCCATTTCTTGCTTCTACATAATGGACAAATACAACATAACTGCCGACCTTTAACTCATTTTCATAGATTTCCTGTTTCTTTCTGTTTCCATACTTCTGCTCGATTTCTTCCAGTGTTTTTGCATACGCAATGTAACCATTTTCTTTTGTTTTAGCCTTTGATGTGTTCTCACAAGGAATATGTTCACACTCTGCATCACCCCACACTTCATCACCTTCTGGATCTACCAGAACTTCCTGTCCTGCTTCGTCAATTGCTTTCTGAATGTCTGCATCAATGTCAGCCTGTTCCATATCCCATTTTATAAGTCTCTCGATTAACTCTGTTTTTGTGAACTTATGTCCCTTGCTTTCTAATGTGAGTCCACGCTTTCTGCTTTCTTCTTTTAACTCCTTCACTGTCATTTCTTCAAATGTTTTGTTCATTGTTGTTCTCCTTTTCTGTTTGATTGAGTTTATTTACTTTATACTTTTATTATACTACAGACATAGCATAATGTCAATCATCAAATTCCAAAAAATGCAAGGAATATTCTCAATAAAAATGGGAACATGATTGTAGACATTGCACCTAGTAACATTTCAAATTCTTCCCATGTAATTCCCCATTCTTTCCAAAATTTTCTCAATGCTCTTTTAATGTTCTTTGTTTTTGTAGTTCTCATACTTAATCCTCCTTAAATACAAAACTTCTTAATATTTTTATTTGTCAATAATATAATTGAAATTTGTTTTATATTTCTTTTTTCAACTCTAACACATCAAAGTTAAATTGATTTATAATTCTCTCTCGTTCTTCATCTGTCAAAACTTCAATATCCCAAAAGGCTCTAACATACCCTCTGAACTGTGTTTCATAATCCTTTTTATAATCAATAAAATCTTCAAAAGAAATTTCTCCGTTATTATATTGAATTGCTCTGTGCTTAATTCTTTTGAGCACAAATGTTCTTCTTTCTTCAATTTTCTGTAATGCTAATGTTTTCATTTTGTTGTCCTCCTTCTTTGTTTGTTTTCTTTAACTGTCTTTATTATAACATCTGTGTTTTATTAAGTCAACTATTTTCTTATAACTTTTACTCTTTTTGTTATATCTAAATCAAATTCATCAATAACAAACAGCTTTCCATCATTTTCAAATACATTTACAATAGTCGTAATGTCACAATCAAATTCATCTATTACTTTGTATAACTCTCTGTTTAATTTCTTCATAATTTTGTTCTCCTTCTCTTTTTGTTTACTTGTTTTAATTGTTTTCCATTAACTTGTTTATATAATAACATACTTTTCTGTATTCGTCAATACGTTTTTGTAAAAAATTCAAAAAAAATAAGCCTACCTGTAACAAATACAAATAGGCTTATTTAATGTTCTGTTTTATTTCTGTATTTTCAACTTCTTCATTTTGTTCTTGTATTCATCATGGATTTGTTTCTGTATCTCCACAATATATAATAAATCATACCCTGTTCCATTTAGTTCCTCACACATTCTGTATATCTTCTTGAGTTCGTGTTGCACATCCTCTAAGTAACACACCATTAAATTGTAATCTACAATCAAACCCTTTTCAAAGAACACACAACAAACTGCTTCGTAAAACTTCTTTGTTTCCTCTTCCCACTCTTTGTACTGTTTCATTGCAGAACGAACAAACTTTGTCAACACACTATCATCAATATCCATTCTGGTATGATTATACCATTCTTTTGGGATTGTTTCTAATTTGTCATGTCCTTTTATCGGTATCAATTTGTTATGAATGTCTAACACCTTTTTGTGTAATTTCCGCTTTCCTATGGATTCCTCATAATACTGTAACTCATGTATTCTCTTAAATCCATGCAAGCCGATAAAATTAAAATAATCAGACATTCCAGAATGAAACATTAGAGCCGCTGTCATGTGTTTGTCTACCTCTGCATATATCTCAATACATGATAACTCTTTCAACTGTTCTTTGTCAAGCATCCTCTTTCCCTCCTTCCAATAATTCTATGATATAGTCTATCTTATTGTCCTGTTCTTCCAGATGTTCATGTACATCTCGCAATGCATATTTTATCATGTTCTGTACATCACTTTGAGAAACGTTTTCATCATAGTTTGCCACGCCTATCAGAAACCCGATAAAAGCCATTGCATCTAAAGTCCGTTGATTAAACCATCCATTGTCGTTACCCATATTAAATACCTACGGTGTTGCTACAGGGATTGTAGGGAAATTAAATCCCGTTTTGCACAACTCACAAGCAGATACAACAAAAGAAGCAGTGTCCGTTGCAACATTGGTATGATATACTCTTCTGCTACGAATCTGGTCAGCATGAACATTATTTCCACATTTTGTTGTTAACGGGTACTGTGTCGTTCCTGTTCCAATCGTAACTGCAACAGTCTGCGCAGATGTTACGTCAGGCAAAGCCTGTGCAATGCAAATACAAACTTTTTCTTTGTTGCTATATGTTTTCTGTTCCTTATAATGCAACCATAATATCTTCTTTTCTTCCTCTGATAACATTGTTTGTTCCATAAGGCTTTCAAAATCCTTAACAGAACTAATCTGTTTTAACTTCTTTCTTGTTCTCGCATTGTGTTTGTCCATGTGAACCACTTCCCATAAACTTACCACAAACAGGACATTTGTTTGGATTTCCACCAGACTTGTTTCTGGACTTTCCAACTTTTGCTGTTTTAGTTGTCCTAACCTTTGTAACTTTTATTTTTGCTTTAGAAGGCATTTTTCTTTACCCCCTTTCTACTTCTCATTGTGTGTTGCACTATCATTATATTAGTTTCCATTCACATCGTTATATTCTGCATTTGCATTATCTCATTCCGTACTTAAGTCAACATCTTGTGTTGTTTGTTCTGTTGTAACATAATTAAACTGGCTTTCGTACCAGACGAATCCACAATAACCGATTATTGCTTCAAGGAACATTAACACAATCAACACAACTATAACCTTGTCTTTCATCCTGTTAGAACGACTATATTCTTTCTGTGTATCTAACAGGAGATTTTCAAATTCTCCTTGCATACGTTTTATACCATCCTTTTTTTTTGTTTATATAAACTTCTGAATTATTATTCCTAATTCTCTTGTTTACCCTGGCATAGATAGGATTATGTGTGAGATCTACGGTATTATTTAGTCAGATCTGCAATCAATCATCGCATATAAGAGATGTGCAGATACGTATCCACTACCATATGCCCATATAGTTGTCTCTCCATTATCTTTTACTTGCTCTGCTGATACATTAATTGTATTAACGACCGAAGTACCGCTTTGATATATCAAAGAAACAATTGGAACTGAACCAGCGAATTGCTTTCCGACATTAATTGTAGCGTACATCCAATGCGTGTCAAAATATTTCAGCATCACTTTTGTGCGGTACGTTTTGTTTGCAATCTCTGTAACCTTACTATCTAATTCAGCAACCGCAAGCGCATCAACATAATATCCCTGTTCAGTATTTGATTTTACCTCACCCAACGTTTTTAACGTTTTTCCAACAATACTATCATATAGGCTATTAATTGCGTTTACAATAGAATCTTTTACTATTGTTTTTAGATTGCTCAACAATCCTATCTGCTTCTGTAAGTTTCCTGCCGCATCCGTAGATAATTGGTCTTTAATCTCATTAAACCATGTTTTGAATGCCTCATCATATTGCCTAAACAACTCGGTTGTATCTATTTGGTTTACCATACCAGTAACAAAACCACAGTAAGTTTTGTCTGGTCGTTTGTCTGTAATGTCCTCTGCATTTAGTTTTGATGCATTTGGCTGTACCAAAAGTGTTGATAAAACCAAATCATGTTGTGTATTATTGTTTGCAGGAGAATCATTTATTACATCTTCTTTCAAAACAATGCTAACCTTTCGTTCTGTTTTGTCCAATGTGCAACAAACAACATCTTTAATTGCATAAGGCTTTGTATTTACAGGAATTGTAATCTCCATATCTTCTGTAAGTTCATACCAATAACCATCTATGTATGCCTTTCCTTTTCTGACAATCACAACAAACGGTTTGCTAGGTGAATCATCAAACACAACTTTCAATTGATTTGCTGGGTTCGCATACACTCCATTTGAGATAAAATTTGCAAAATATTCTGCAAACTGTTCGGCGTCATACTCTCTGTCATATGTTCCACCTTCCGTTTCTCTCGCATTAAAAAATCCGCTTTTCTCTGCCATATTTATATCACTCCTTTCCTTCTCAATCTTTCATTCATCTGTATACTTCTATACCCAAATGTAATATCGAAGATTTCTCTTGAACCTTCTCTTGACTTTGTTACCTCTGTTATCTGCACATCTACTGTCAATCCTAACTCATTGTCTACTACCGTAACAAAATCTCCATTCTTAAAATCAACACCATACTTATATTTTTTGTTTTCATTTGTTACTGTGGAGTCATATGAAACAAACACAATATGGTCTTTTAGATTTTCCTTTCCTCTCTGTGTGAGCATTTCTTTATACTCTGTGTCTGTATATGTTTTGTTATCGGCTGTTTTCTGCAAATCTCTTGCATCAATAAACAACTCGTCTCGTAACCAGCCAACTGCGTTCCATTCATAATCTGTTCCTTTTATTCCATCTTGGTAAACCTCAATCCATGCTCTATCATTTCCTTCTCCCTCTCCTGCAACATAAGCAACATTGCAATAGTCTTTCATGTTCTTTTCATATGTAGACCTTGTTAAATTGCTTAATGAATGAGAAAACACAACAGGTTTGTTCCCCTTCACATTGTTTCTTGTTCTATCCTCTCCCAACAAAATGTTAAAATTCCACTGCATTATGTTTGTGAGAGGTGCTTGTGTTCCAATTTCATGTCGTTCTGTTATCACTGGTAGGATTTCAAATCCCATATTGTCCTGCTGTAGCAACGGCTGTACCGCATCATACACGCTTCCACCTGTCCATTGTCCATTAGTTACTTGTGTCATTTCGTCCAGCCTGTCACTCTGCATATGGAACTCAAAATTGATATATCTTTTACTGCCAACAGAGCCAATACACATATTATTCTTGACAAGTTGCTTTACCACCTCTGCTGTTCTTCCACTGTATATCTGCTGTTTATACACTATACTTGTTTGGAGTTTATACTTTATCATACGTCCTGTAATCTCGATTGTTCTTTCAAACTCACTATCGCTGTCCTTAACTACCTTGTCAATTCTTCCCATTGTCATTTCATCAAAGGCAACGAAAAACACTTCATTTTTATCAAAAAAATATAAGTTTTCATCACACAATATAGCATTTATCTTAAACTCACCGACTCCATTAAATTTGTCCACATACTGCATAAACGTGTACTTTCTCAGAACATCAATTCTTTCAAAATATTTGTTAAATACTGTAATTACCTCCATGTGTTACATTCCTTTCAGATTAAAGAATTGTTCATCCATTTCTATTGTTAAATTCACAAATACTTCGCTACCCTCTTCTACAGAATAACCATACAAATTACTGCCTTGTTTAAATTGCAAAAATGAACTTCCCTCCAATACATAACCTATCGCATTTTCATCTTTCGGTTTTACAGTTCCTGGATAATTTGCATAATGGTGTATTACACTTTCCTCTCCAACTCTTGTGTTTATTGTTAAACAATCTCCTTCAGACAATGTTAATCTTATCATAAATTGTTCTTGCGTGTCAACATTAAATATAGTTGGATTTTTCACCGTTCCATCAACCGCTTCAAGTTTAATAATACCACCTATGTCGCAATCCCCATTATTGACAACATTGATAATCTTTTGGTTCGATATAACACCCATAATGTTCCCTTTTTCTTTCAAAACCCAAGGAAATCGGAACTTCTTCTGAATTTTTGCCAACACTATTTGCTTGCCTTTATCCAATCGAAACATTGGAGAAAGGCAAGCAACATCTATTGTGAACATACACAACACTTCATTGTTTTCTTTCTCCTTGTTGCTGAACTTTACTGCATTAGACGGTCTGCCATCTATAAAATATTCCCCAACAACAATGCGAATATCCTGTAATGGATTAATTACTCTGTTTAGTTCATACTTCTTTTGTTCTACGTCTTGCAACTGCGCTTCTAAAAACTCATTCCAACCTTTTCCGAGGAACTCCCTTCCATGTACTTTGGAGACAACATATCCTGTAATGGATGGTTTTCTTGTTCCAATCTCCGCCCCAGACAAGGAAACTCCTATCTGGAACGGAACTCTATATGTGCTGAAACTTACCGATGGAACATCCCAGTCAACCTCATCCAAAACATACTGAGTAGAACCATCCATTGCAAGACTTAACTGTTGTCCATTTACCTTGTTTATTATCTGCAATTCTTGTATCATGCTTTGCCCCTTTCTAATAACCAAGTGCTAAATCTCGTTTTGCTTTCTTCATTTGTCTTGCATATTCATAAGGCGTAGGCTTTGTGTTGTAGAAATTAAATATATCTCCACTCTGCCCTGCCATACCTTCATTATACTCTCTGTTCTGTTGTTTTGTCAATACCCTTTCTCCTTCATGCAACTCTGCAACATATCCGTTGAACGGAACATAGTCTAAACCATTTGCGTGTTTTCCATTCACAGACTTTGCGGCTGACTTTGCGTCATTTGCACCAGATACAATGTCCTTGAAACCGTTAATGATTCCAGACACAAAACCTCCAATCTTTCCTGCAAAATCTGATACCCAGTTGAGTATTCCATTTCCGATGCTCTTAATTCCATTCCATAAACTCTGGAATATACTCCTTCCTGCATTGTACAACCTTGAACCTATTGCGGAAACCTTGCTAGGTATTTGTTGTATAATTCCCCCTACCTTGCTAGGCAGACTTGTAATAAAGCTTATAAAACTATTCACAAAATTTGTTGCTGTTGACCTTGCTTGTGAAACCATGTTTGCACCCCATGAAATCACATTAGATACTGTTGTCGTGAGCCACGCCCAGATTTTACTAGGTAGCTGTGAAATCCATTCTATTGCACCATTTACAAAGTTCGATGCCGCCAACACAGCATTGTTATACATTTCAGCTCCCCAGTTGATAACATTTGTTACAACTCCTGTCAGCCACCCCCAAATACTACTAGGTAACTGTGCAAACCACTGTATAATACCTTCCACTATCAGAGGTAATTCTGTTGTTATCCATGTCCACAAGTTTTCTGCGAACAAATAAAAATATCCAATCAATTCACCGATTGCATACCCTATCATATATGGTAATTGTTCAAACCACTGCACAATGCTGTTAATTGCATTTGGTATTGTTTCATTCACAAAAGTGTTAAACGCTTCTGGGACTGTTACTGTAAAAAACTCTATGACATTATCAACAAACCCTTGTATTGCTTCGATTGCACTATTAAACGCATTTGGTATTGTTTCAGTGAAGAATGAAACAATAACATTAATCGCGCCCGATAACAACTCTGGTATCTGCCCGAACAAATCAGACAATGTGTCAAAAAAGTTTTGGAATCCTTCTGCCGCTTTCTCAAGTCCAAGTTTGTTTAATATCTCTGAACCAATGTCACCAATCATGCTAAGTATGTTGCTTCCAAGGTTTGCAAACAATTCAACGATTCCAGAAACAACCCCTTTTACACCTTCGCCAAGCTGTTCCCAGTTTCCTGTAAACAATCCAATAAAAATGTCCATGACAGAAAGTATCTGATTAAACACTCCGTCTAGTACAATCGCAATTGTATTAAAAACACCCTCAAACACTGGTGCAAGAACATCACACAATGCAAACCATACTGTTTTAATTACCTCTGTTATGTTTTCAAAATCAAACCCTAATGCGTTGATGCGTTCCACAACTCCATCGAAGAAATTGTCTATTGATGTTTTAATGCTGTTCCAGATTTCTGTCATTTTGTTACGAAAATCTTCATTTGTTTTCCACAACGTAACAAATGCACCTATTAGAACAGCCACAACTGCAACAATCGCCATGATAGGGGCTAACATTCCACCAAACCCTGTTGAGATTCCTGCAACAAGTTTTGGGATTCCTCCCATTTGTGTTGCCAATCCTGTGTAACCTGCTTTCACAAGATCAATGCTTGTTTTAATTGCTGTCATTGTTGTTCCCAACAACCTAAATACTCTCATTACTGTTGTAACAACCGAAATAACCTTTGCAAAGATTAACAACACTGGACCGATTGCGGCAAGTATCAATCCAAGTTTCACAATCTGTTCTTGTTCTCCCTCAGATAGACTATTAAACTTTTCCACAAGTCCTGTTATCCACTCTGCTAACTGTCTAATATATGGCGTAAGTTTCTCGCCTATTAAAATCCCTGCTGATTCTAACGCACCTTTTAACTGTTCTATTGCCCCTGCTGTATTATCCATCATAACAGATGCCATGTCCTCTGCCGCACCATTCGCATTGTTTATCTCGTCTGTTAATTTCTGGAAATCTTCATCAGACGCATTAACAATCGCCAACAATCCAGACATACCCTCTTGTCCTGCCAACATAGCCGCATACTGTGCCTTTTGTTCTTCCGTTAATCCTGCGAACTTCTCTCTCAGTTCCAACATTGTTTGGCTCAACGGTTTCATTGTTCCATCAGCATTTGTTATACTGATTTCTAACTCTTCAACAGCATCTTTTGCTTCTCCAACAGGTTTTGCCAACCTTGTTATTGTAGAGCGCAACGCCGTTCCTGCTTGACTTCCTTTGATACCGCTGTTTGCCATCAATCCGATTGCAACTGCCGTATCTTCTACACTATATCCTAACGCACCTGCTACTGGTGCAACATATTTAAATGTTTCTCCCATCAAACCAACATTTGTGTTTGACTTTGAGCTTGCCTGTGCCAGAACATCAGCAAAATGCGCTGAGTCACTTGCCTGTAATCCAAACGCTGTTAATGCGTCTGTAACAATATCAGAAGTGGTTGCTAAATCTTCCCCAGAAGCCGCCGCTAAGTCCATGACTCCTGCTATACCATCCATCATAGCAGAAGCATCCCATCCAGCCATTGCCATGTACTTAAATGCATCCGCTGAATCACTTGCAGAGAACTTTGTTTTAGCACCCATTTCAATTGCTTTTTCTCTTAAAGCATCAAACTCTGAACCAGTAGCACCAGAAATCGCTTTTACCTCTGACATTCCTGCTTCAAAGTCTGTTGCTGTTTTTACTGCCGCCGCACCAACTCCAACAATCGGTAATGTTACGTTCCTTGATAACAAACCACCTGTTGTCTTAAAGGCACTCGACAAACCGTTCAACTTTTGTTCTGCTGTTGCTGACTTGTCCCCGAATACCTTTAAATCATTATAAGCGGAAACAAACCCCTTTGAAAACTTTGAGGTATCGAGTTCAAGGTATGCAATAGCAGTTCCCATATTAACCGCCATGTTTACCCTCCATACGCTTTGTAAAAATCTTTGAAATTACTGTAATGTTTTGGTTCTTCCGCTTGTTCTCTTTGTTCTATATAATAGGGTTTTTCATCGTTCTGCAACCTCGCTAGAATCTCACAACATGCTTCGTCAAAACAAAAAGCAGTATAGCTATCCTCTATCCCTAGTATCACACTAGGCAGACAGCCATACTGCTTTGACATAGCGAGGACGCTCTCTATTTTCCTACACTGTACGAAAGGATTCTAATGCCTTTACCCCCTGCTGTGCATAGTTGAAAATGAACATCATCTGTTCATCCGTCAACTCAATTCCTGCTTTTTTGATTTCAGAATATGTTGGTTCAACAAATGTTTCACTTGCCAACAACTCTAACACATCAAACATCTGTGACATCATATCCTGTTCATCTGGGTCAAACCCTGTTCCATCCTGTACAAATAATTCATTTGCACGAACAAGCAATGTGTTTGGTATCTTTCCCTGTTTAACCATTCCCAGAAGTGATGGTCTTTTCAATCTCGCAACAAAAGGCTGACCTTCTGCGAAACAAGGTAGCTCTACCACCGCTCCACTTGAATACTGCTTCAATTCATCAATAGATGTTATTGTTGCTGTTTCTTTTTTTGTTTTCGTTCCTGCCATGTTTTTATTCTCCTTTTACTCTTTGTTCTATTTTGTTTTGAGTTCTGTTGTACTATCACTCTCCGTCAGACCTGTTTCTGCTTCTCCACTCATAAGAGCAGTTGCGCTATCCCCTTCATTGTCTGACAACGCCATCACACTTGCGGTATTTACAGAAGAGGAATCAGGAAAAGACGGTAATGCTTTCACATAAGAAATACTATATGGTGCTTCTCCTGTTTTCGGTGCTGAGTTAATAACATACTCTGGAAGTCGGAATACACCATCTTCTGTGTTAATTGTGATTGGCGTTCCTTGACAATTTGGATATGTAATCTTCTCATACTTCACAATCTGTCCACTTGCATCATACTCCGCAGAATAACAATCAAGTTCAAATACCTGTCCTTTCTCTGAACTTCCTGCAACTGGCGGCTTGTAGACAAGCGTGTCTCCTTCTCCTTCGATTGTTCCACCTTGAAAAATTTTAACGAGTTCTGGAATGAACACATTGTCTGTCAATGTAATCTGATGACCTGTAATTGTTGTCTCTGACGGCTTCTGTGCTATCAATCTTCCAAGCTTTACCAACTTTACAGCATCCGTTGTTTCTGTCTGCGGTTCTACTCCAATCTTATTAGCTGTATCAACTGCAATCTCTAAACCATTATCTTCTGTTCCTGTCCTTACAACAACAAGCGAAACATCAATCGTAGGAATACCGACTGCTTTTTTCTTTGTTCTAGGCATTTGTTTTACCTCCTTACCAATTTTCTAACTTTCTGCACCCTTGATACTGGAAACTTATCATGTGACCTTTTATATCCTCATCATAGAAACTTGGTGTTTCATTTCCGATGTACATTACAAGAGGGAACACTTCTTTCATTTTTTGTTTTGTTTCCGCAACCAGGGTTTCTAATCTGCTGTATTCATCTTGTGGAACATAGCACAACAACGTGTAAATTGGTCTTTCACTCGACACTGTTGTTTCTTCGATTGTTCCATCTGATTTTACAACAATGTATTCTTTCAAACACTCACCTTTATGCTGTGAAGGGAAGAATACATCTGTTTTTCCATCTTTCTTTAGCACATCATAAACTGTTTTTAAAATACTACTCATGGTTTCATGTACCTCATTAATTCCTCATACCCTTCTAGCACTTCTTTGGACAAAGCGTTTACTGTTGGCTGTAAGATTGCGAACCTCTTTTCATGGCACAACTCTAAATATATACCATAATCAACGCCATGTCCAATATGGATTCGTACTTTGTTTGCTAACACTTCCACCCAACCTGTCAATCGCTGTCTCGCATGTCCTGTTCTGTCTGTCCAAGGTCTATGTGTTTTTGCATAGTTCTCAAACTTCTTTGCACCCTCCTGTGCAAACATACGAATTGCAACCTGTGACTTTGTTTCGGCATTTTCCAGATTTGCCAACAACTTTGAAGCATCAATCCTAATTCCTGCCATCTAAAACCAACTCCAATGAAATGTCTGTTACTATGTTATATTCCTGTATGTTGTTCTTCTCCACAACTTTGTATGTGTTTTCATTTATTATTAAAAAATCATCCGTCTGTATCTCTCTTGTGTTCTCATACGCTACCATCAGCATTGGCTGTCCTTTGCTGTGTGTCTTTGTTCCATCCTGTATGTTCTGTGTAATGTACCCCTTTGATACATGGAGCAACCCTTGAACCTTTACGACTTGTTTTGGTTCTTCTTTTGTAGGTTCTCCATATCCATCTACGCTCTTTCGTAAGAATGTATACTCTGTTCCATGTATCTGTATCTCTCTCAAAACCTTGTGGAGTTCCATCTTCATTCTTGCTTCATTCATTATATCAGCACCCCACTGTTCGTAGAAACATATCGGGAAGCCAACATTTTGAAATAACTAGAACTATCCTGCGTAGTCAATCCACTGACATTCAAGCCTGTTGTTTCAGCCTTTAAAATCAACCCCTCATAACTCGCTTTGTTCACATTTCCACCATTGTTGTCCAATAATGTCTGTAACTCCGATTCTTCAAAATAAGGAATTTGTTTTTCCCTTAGATTGAATTTCAGCTGTTCTAATTTTTTGTTATTATCCAATCTGTTCACTTCCCCTCTGCTTACATCTTTGCTTCTCTGATTGCTTTCTGGATAATCTGTCTCGCTTCACGAACATTTCTTGCACCAGATGTGTCAATGTTATATTCTTTCGCATACTCTGCTAACTGTTCTTTGTTCATCTCTGAAATCGGAATTGTTTCAACCTCATGTACTTCTTCCTCAAACTCTCCTGTGTCAATCATGTCCATTTCTGGTTTCGCTTCTTCCTCTCCAACAATCATGTACCCTTTGTTACGGAACAATGTTTCATAAGAATGTTTGCTAACCTTCACAACATGCTGTCCTCTTTTTGCTGTTACCATTGCCATGTTACTTTCCTCCCTTACGCAATTACATCCAGAATGTAAACTTGGTCTGCTGTTGGGAAGTCTGGCAGACAAATCATAGTTACTTTTGTTTCAACTGTTACTGGGTCTGCTTTCTGAATGGTTGTTACCGCTACACCTGTGTCCGTGATTGCTACATTTGCAACACTTCCAGTCATAAGGTCAGACTCTTCTGGTGTTGTTCCAAACCATGTGTTGCCTAACTGTCCTGCTGGGAACATAACAAACACATCGTCTGCAACATATCTCTGTGCTGTTCCTTTTTCATCCTTATAACGCTTGTCATTTACAACAATCTGTAATCCAAGTTCATCTGCAATGTACTGTTTGATTTTCGCATCAGAGATAAACCCTGCACCATCTGTAAGCACCATGATAGATGCCTTAATCTCATTGTTAATGCGGAAATATCCAAACACCTTGGAAGAACATATTACTCTCTCTGGTGTTACTCCTGTATCATCAACAATCTGCTGAATTCCTTTCCGAATATCTTCCATGATTGTTGCTGTCGGGTCACTCCATGACTTTGTTACATTTGTTTTATGGTTTTCTGGCATCTGGTAATCATACTCATATGCCTGTCCATTTCCTTCCATAACAATTGTTCCAGTTGTAAGTGCCATCATACGCATACGCTCTCTCTGCGCCGCCGCACCCTCTAGCAAATCCATTTCATCATTAAAGATTCTGTTTACAACGGCGTCAATATACGCTTGATTGTTACTCTCGATAACCTTGTTAAGTTCCTGTCTTAACTCTTCATCGATGTACTTTGATTCCTTAAAAAACGGCATCTGTGCGCTTAACTTCTCAAAACCGATTCTCGGACGAGGAATTGCCGCAACATCAAACGCAGATGCTTTCAGAACAACTGGAAGTCCATTTGAACCCTTTAACCATTTAAGATCAAGTCCTAACTTCTTATCATCTGGAAACAACTCTTCACCAATGTATGGCTCTCTCTCCTGTGTAAGCAATTCCCAATACGCAACGATCTCTTCGCTGATAATTAAATCGTAAATACTCATTGTTTTTGTTTCCCCTTTCTTTGTTTTAGCAAGCCACAAACTTAATCATAGGCAGTGCCGCCTTGACCTCTGCGGTAATCTTCGCCTTTGTTGTAGCATCAATCATGTTTGTGTTCACGAAACCAAACAGAAGAATTACTCCATTGTTATCATCCACAGTAACATCAACATCATGTAACAAGATTCCTACTGCATTTGATGTTTTTGGAGCAGAATCACCTCCACTTGTCTCAGCCGCTGTGAACGCTGTTCCTCTTGCATCAAGGTTTCCAGTAATCGGTGTTCCTGCCTTTGCAATCTTCTTTGTTCCATCTGCTACTCCTACACTCTTGTCAACAACGATTCCCATTGAAACTTGGTGTTCCACAGCAAAAAGAATCTGTTTTCCAGAGCCATATTTCTCTTTCTTAATACCTGTGTTATTCAACATTTGTTTTACCTCCTATTTGAAATAATGGCTTTTCTTTTCCTTCCGTCCTGCCAATAGACGTTCAGCCATAGAGCCTTTATGTTCTTCTTTATTTCCTTCTTCATTTTCCTTCGCTTTAGATTTTTCAGAAGGTTTTGTTACCCTTGCTCTGGTAACTGTCTTTCCTTTTATTTTGTTATTTCCTGCTTCTTCTTCCTCTTCATCATCAGACTTGAAATATACCTTTCCAGATGTACTATCTTTAATTTCTGCAATTACAGCATTGATGTCCTTATCCTTTGTTACCTTTGCTTTTGCAACAACCACAAGGTCGTCTACCAACTCTGGTTTTGCTCCTAACCGAACCGCTGATAACTTTGCTTCTGCAAGGATTCTTCCATCACGTTCTTTTGCAAGTTCCTTTGTTGTCTCTGTTAGAGCATCTTCTTTCTTCTGTAACTCCGTTTTGTTTGCTTCTTCTTCTTTCTTGTGTTTTGTTACAATCCCTTTCAAAGCATCTGCGTCCTCAACTCCGAGGTCTTTCAGAAATCCAGACAACGCTTCACTTTTCATTTTTTCAACATCGACTTTCTGCTCTGTTTCCTGCTTCTGTGTTTCCGTTGTCTGCTGTTTTGTACTCTGCTGTGTCTGCTGATTCTGTGTCCCTTCTGTTTCCTGCTGTCCTTCTGTTCCTGTTCCCTTTACTTCTTCTGCCATGTTCAATTCTCCTTTTCTTCAAAATATTTGCAAATATTTTGTCTGCAAGATTTTCATTTCTCTTTCTAACCGTTTTTGTTTCTTCTCAATGTCTTTCAACTTTCTCCTGTATTGGTGTTCATCTCTGATTGTTCCCAACATTGCTGTATGCCTGCGAATTTGTTTCTTTAAAACCAACGTGGACTGACTATCATAACAAACATCGTACTGTTCTCCACAATGCGGACATTCCAGATACGTTCTAATGATACACTGTCTATCAATCTGTTTTTCCTTCTCCTTCAATATGTTGTCAAATTCCTTATGACATCTATCACAAGTTACTTTCAATTATATCACCAACCTTTGGGAATGTCAACTGTTCAACCACAACTTTTTTATTTTCGTCAAATAATTTTTTGCCGCTACACAGTTCATTCAAATCTTCCCTTTTCTTTCGTAAATCCTTCATCCACTTGTCTTTTTTGCGAACATCCCTCGGACTAACTGTTTCGCCCTTCACATTCTTTCTCGCAACCTTGATTGTCAAATCCTTCAACTTTCGGAACATTCCTAATGTCTCTGTACTATCAATCTGCACCACGTCACGCTCTCCACAACGCTTGCAATCACAATACATGATTTTATAGTATGTTCCTTCTTCATCATACACATCTGCACGAATCAAATTGCTAGAATCAATCTCGTTGACTTCTCCACACTTTCTGCAAACTCTCTGGACTTTCACCTGTTTGTTCTCCTTTCTGTTCTCTCTTTCTTTGTTATGCAACAAAATCCAACGCATATCTGTCTATGTCTGGATATGTTCCTATTGGTGCTTGATACCATTGTCCAATCTTTCTCGCTATATCTGTCATGCTATCTGGTATCACTGCTTCAAATGTACACATACCATTCGGATGGTCTAATGGTAGTTGGTCTTTGGGGAACACTCCCACACCCAAACCAAACTGGTCTGTCTCTGCCCTTGCTCTGCATATCTCGCACACCCTTCCATGAAAATTGGAAGTCAACCACCGATACCCAACAACAAAAGGGTCATTCCTGTTTACATTCTCAAAACTTTGTTGGTACGCATGACTTATCAGTGTTCTTGCCAAACGTAAAGCATTGTAATCAATCTTTCCAAAATATACACTGTCTTTTATTTTGTTCCCCATTTTGTCATATCTCCACGATTGAATTGTTTTTGCTTGTTTCCTTGCACTAGGGTCAACATACTGTTCTAACTCTTTCGCTATCTCAATTGCCGACTTCCCTTGTGCTGTTCCGATGGATATAATCTTGCTCAAATCACCCTGTACTCGTTTGTTGTGTCCCCAGATAGCACTACTCAATGTCCAACCATCTTGGTAAACATTCCCACTTATGATGTTTCTGACAATCTGGTCTGGAACATAACTAAACGCATTGTGTATATCTTCATCACGAAACCCACACTGCTTTAGAAATGTTCTTGTGTCCTCTACTACCTCATTAGAAACAATCCTCATATCCCGAATGATTCCATTCTGTATATCGCTGTTTAATTGTGTAATTCTGTTCTTGATGTCACGCTGTAACAATATCAGATTCTGTTTCTGTAAATTACTGTTTCCTAATTGTCCAACCTTCCTTGTCACATCTTGGTATAGCTGTTCATATAATCTTTTAATTTCTTTCTGTTGTGACATGGTGGTTGTTTGTCTGACCTGTTCTGCATTTTTCAAACTGAACTTTTGCTTTGCCATACTTCACCGCCTTGTTTTTATATTTCAATTATACAACATCTACAAACAATGTCAACAACTATTTTTCAATTGCTTGTGTTTCTTCAAGTGTTTTTTGTGTGTCAATCACTTCCAGATTGTCGTCAACCTTTTCAGACACTCCACGTCTGTTTAATTCTGTTTGTACCTGTGTATTCATGCTCATAGAATCAAACATATTGTTTTCAATTGCTATCTGCATCAACTCTTCATCAACCTGTGCATCTGTCTTGAACTCTGACCTTCTCCATTTCTTAATATAAGACTTCCTGCTTCGTGCATTTGCCGCAATCTCCGCAAGGTCTGAGTTCTTTTCTTCTTCTTCATCTTCTGCAAGTGCATAATTCTCCATCACTTCAATGTTGTACTGCACCTCGTCCAGACTTGTAAGAACATACATGGAAATTACTTCTGCTTTGTTTAACACAGCAAGGTCGATGATTGCTTCTGCGATAAACTCAATCGCTGGCTTCCATGCTTTCAGCTTTTCATCACACCGTACCTGTAACGGATAATATAACGCTTTCAATGCCTTTCCGCTTGTAATTGTTCCTGTCATTGTTTCTTCTGATATGTTTGGCATATCAATTTCATTGTACATGGTTGTTTTCAATCGGTCAAGCGTAACCTTCACTGGTTCTGTATGATTCATGCTCGGTGCTAGTGTTCCCACCTTTGGCGAAATATTGTTCTGGTTTTGTTCTGACTTCAAATCCCAATAAGCACCTGCGCCAGAACTAAGGTTCTTTGTTGTCTGTGAGTTCATATCCACAGTATAACGTATTGGATTCATACCCTTGCGCTCACTGTCAATATCTCCATTACCTAATCTGCTGTAGCCAGATTCATACTCTGTAAGACTCTCAATCTCAGAAACACCTCTCTTGTCCTCTAATGTTCCATCATTGATAATCACAACCGCAGGAATGTAATCTAACTCAATTGACTGTTCTGGTATAACCTGTTCCTGTTCCTTTCCTGTCCCATTATAAAGGATAGAACTCATATAGATTATTCCATTCCTTTCCTCATACCTGTTTACAAGGTACAACCTCTGCTGTGTTGATTTTGTTTGATTCACATTTTCAAAACTGATAAACTTTGTTAGTCTATCTGAACCATACTCTGTTTCATAATAAAACTGTAAGCTGTTATAGAAATGTGTCTGTATTCCATCCTCTTCTGAAAAATCCACCAAACATGCAACACGCTTTCCGATAAAACAATCTTTTGCTCCCTGTAATAATGTCCTTGAAAAATTGTTCTTTTTGTCCTTCAAAACTTTGTCAATCAATGTTTGGTACTGTTCTACTTGTTTCATCTGTTCTTTATTTGTACTAACAGATTGTATGAATACATCTGGTGTTTGTGAAAACATGAAACGTGCTTCTTTATCAATCAATGTTTTAGCAATCTTAAAACGAATGTTTGACGGCTGATAATCTCCGCTACTTCCTTCTGTGTAAAACTCTGCACCCTTTTTATAATCCAGATAGTTTTGTTTTATTTCTAACAACTCTCTTGTATACAGATTATACCCTGTTGTTATTTCTTTCTTTAAAACAAAATAGGGAAAACTAGCCAACGCTCTTGTTACCTCAACATTGTACTGTTTCTTTTCTGCCAATGCCTTTCCTCCTTTCTTTTATCTTATTCTAACATAACAATTTTATTCTGTCAATAAGAAAAGGCGGCTTATTGCCGCCATTCCCTTATACCAATGCTCCGCTCGCATCGAATGTATACTCTTTTTCACTGATTGTCATTGTTTCATTGCAAGCCATCACACCATCATCTTTAAGATAATACTTTTTGCCATTTGATGTTGTTAGCCAATGGTTCTTCAACATACTTCCGATAGGCTGACAATTACTGTCTTTGTTATACCAGAACCACTTCACTTTCTTTGTTCCATCTTCATCTGTTTCTGTTACACTTCTCCACCCAATCAACATACTGCCTACTGGGTAATTCTTATCTGTCCCTTTTTCTCTGCAATAATAATCATAGTCCACAAATGTGACAGCACCTTCAACCATAGAACCATGCGGATATCCTTCTTCTGCCTTTGTTCTAAGGTAGTACCACTGTCCATCAATGTACTGCCATCCATCTAACATTGCACCTACTGGTTTGTTCTTTGTTCCTGTCGGGTTCAAATAATACCAATGTTTGTCAATGTACTGCCATCCTGTTGCCATTCTGCAATCATCTTTCAGCCAATACCAATTACCACCATAATTAAGCCATTCATTTGCCAATGCATATCCTTTGTCATTAAAATAATAATAACAATCCAACAAAAGCCATTGTGACTTCGGGTAACTTCCATCAGCTCTCCTATACCACCAACCAACATTATCATGCACCCATTTTGCTGTATTTCCAGACAACCTTTTGTTTACCTCACTTGCTATCCAAGGGAACTTGCTTTCTAAATATGCACCAGGACAATCAGTAGCTTGATACCATTTGTGCATTAATAAATTACCAGATTTTCCACCTGTATAATTCAATTTTGCAATACCATTTCTTCTACAAATATCTGCACACAATTCAACCAATTTGTTCATTGCTTTGTCTGAGCTATGCCATCCATTTCCCATTACATCGTCTGCAACCTCAATCGTGACAGAACTGTGGTCTATCTGATTCCCTGTTGTCCATGCTCTGTCTTTTTCTTCTACATACATCCCCACTCTTCCATCTGAACCAATACCATAGTTGGATGATGCTCTCCTGCTTGATGGCGCAAAAACATTTCCACACGTTTCAACTGTCAAATTGCCAGCCATATGGTGTATAACAATGTTCTTTATTGTTCTATTTCTCGGACTTGTTTTGTTTGGTGAAATTCTTATATAATTTACCAATCCACTATTACTCATATTAATCTCTCCTGTCTGTTTTACTCTTCTGCTTTTACTTCTGGAATACCAGCAATACTTGTAAGGATTGAAACAATACCAGACATTGCTACACCACTTGCAACGACTTTCCAATCCACTGCACTAATTAATGTGTTAGTTCCAATCAATGCAATTGTTGTCTGTGCCATTGTTTTAATTGCTCTAATTCCTGCGGCTTTACACCACTTGATTGTATTCACATCTGGTTTAAATACACAATTTTTAAACATACGTTTGTCACTCCTTTTCATGTTCTTGTTTACACATTTCTAACGCATGACTTACTTGTTGCAACGCTTTGTCATGTTCATCCAGTTTATCCCATTGTCTTTTTTGTGAATCTCTAACATGGTCTTTATACTCTAATAATGCTTTTTCTTGTCCTTCAATTTTTTTGTTTTGCTCGTCTATTTTCTCTGCAAGCTGTTCCATTTTTAATGTTAGTTCTGTCATTGCTTTTGTGTTTTCATTCAACGGTCTATATATTGCTGTAAATATTCCAATAAGCGAACTCAAACCTAAAACAACTATACCAATCATTTCTGTTGTTGTCACATTATAAAATCCTCCTTCTTTTTATTCCACTTGCTATTGTTCGCCCCGTCTGTTCTTCTTCTTTCTCTATTACTGGTGGTTCTTTTACACAGGTAAGAAACTCTGGTTGCCTTCCTTCCAGAATTGCTGTTGCCATCTCTAACCCATTGTACAACCCCACCATGTAATCATCTGTTGATTTCTCCAAACTCTGTTTCTGTAAATCTCTGATGTCTTTTACTTGTTTTGTTTTACTTCTCAATGTGTTCATTCTCTCTATTCTCCTTTCCACGTTTCACATGAAACATTATCCTGTCTTACTGTTTGTTTTAATCTCCTTCACATCTGCAACGGTATATGTGTCCAATGCATACCATAATGCAGAGAATGTATGTGGGTCAATGTTAAATTCATCATAGATTGCATTGCCCCTTGAATCCTTTTTATATGTAAGGTCTTTCAACTCTCGGATTGTGTTCTTACACTTAGGAGAGCACACAATTTTGTTAAATCGTTTCATCTTCTTTGTGTTCTGTAAACGACTTCCAATGTACTTTTTCGCTCCATACATGTTGTACCCTTGTTGTCTGTAAAACTGAATTGTTTTAGGCTCCAATATATTCTGTATAGATCGCTACTCTATACACGTTCTCTTATGAACTGCTTATACTTTCATATAAGTTTAGACTATATCTTAGCATTTCTGCTCCATGCTTTTCCACACGCTTGTGTGTACTCTACTCACTTCCATTACATTTTGGATATCTAACATAATGTGTTTTCGATAGTCGTTGAATAGCTTGTTCTTTCGTTAGTTTTTGATATGAGAACAAATATCCTTTATGTTGTCTTTCAATTCCTCTGCATACATTTGCAACATGTGAGCTATTAAACCCATCATAATGTGCTTCTTTTGTAGAGATATAACTTTTTATAAAATACCCATTGCTATCATACATATAAACTTTCTTTGATAAACTCCAATCATTGTTCTCCTTTGGAGTCACCCAACACAAATTATCTGCATTATTATTTTTTCTATTTTCGTCTTTATGATTAACATATTTTCTTTTTGATGTTTCTCCTTTTACAAAAGCCTTTGCAACTAATCTGTTTACCCTAACATAATTTACTTTGTTGTGTTTTGTTGTAAGAGCAACATTCAAATAACCACCTGTTTTCTCATACTGCTTTAATTCTTTTCTATGAGAGACATTTACAACCTTTCCTCCGTTTGTTCTAAGAGAAAATACTCTTCCATCATAAGAAACATAATATCCATCGTTTATATGTTCAAACCCTTTTATTTTATTTATTTGTTTCACTTTCATATCAAAATCCTCCGTTTACTTTAAACTACTACTGATTACCCAATCCTTAAAATTGTCACGCTACGGTATTTAAGGCTCTAAGGGCTTCCCAGTATTTAACATGGTTAAGTACCAAAATTTTAGCACTATCTGCACAGATTGGTTTCTCACACCTTCCTGCTCTTTCTGCTACTGCACGAACATCTTGTCTCTGTGAGAATCTATCATCTGTTATCTGATTCATGTACACTTCATCATAAATGTACAACACTTTGTTTGCATCATCAACACAACAACTGATAAGCGCATTATAACTCTCTTCAAAACCAAAGTCAAGTCCAAAGAAATGAAATTGTGCTGAAATACTGTTTACTGCTTTCTTGAACTCTCTGCTACATTTTGCAACAATAAAATTCGGAAGCACTCTTGTTCCATTCGCTCCAAACCTTCCCCATCTTGCAACAACCCATAACTGTTTATCTGTTCTCTTCAATCCATCCAGACGGCGAATATACGAAGCAGGTAAGAATGGGTTATCATCTGGTAGGCTGTGATGATAATAAACACCATTCTTTTTGTTCACCAATGTTCTACGTCTGTAAAACTCTTCTGGATTTTGTATTGTTCTCTCTCTTCCTCTATCATCTGTATGCACAAAAAATGTATTGTATACCCAGTTTTCCTTTCCTACAGGGTTTGTTGTTAAGATAAAATGCAACGTCACTTTAGGCTCTCTGATACGTCCTAGCAACTCGGTATATGCTTCATAACGGATTTCACTACACTCTTCCATCCAAACGATTGAAACACCGTGTATGGACTTTATTTTCTCCGTATTATCCATTCCTCTAAATATGATTCTTGAACCATTCGGGAAACGGATTTCTAACGGACTAGAGATAGCAACTACCTTACCACCTTTCGGTCTTTGATTGTACCTTACAGCTTCATCTGATAGCAACCCCATCTTTTCAAGTATTTCTTTAAACAATGCGAAACAAGATTCTTTGATTGTTTCACGAACTTGTCTTACCACCAATGCTGTTCGTTTTTCTTCCAGAAGTTTTAATATAATCTTCAATGCTACATGGTAACTCTTTCCGCTACCATACCCACCCAATAACAGGTATTGTTCATAATCCCAATCGGTTAGAAAAGAAGCAAATCTGTTTGACACTTCAATATTTACATCCATGTTTTTTTGCTCCTTTGTTTTAATATGCACAAAACAGATAAGTGGCAAATGTACACAATCTGATGTACGCCGAACCTTACCTGTTTTGCTTATCATATTATATCATATTAATTATTGTTCGTCAAGGTTTATTCAAAAATTTCTTTTAAGAAATCAACAAAGCCTTTCATTTCCTCTTTGCTTATAACATTAACTTCTGCCTATATCTCTTTCTCACATCTATTTAATTTCTCGTTCATTCCAGAAATATCAGACATATGGTCTGTGATACAAGAAAGAGCAATCTCTCCATATCCAATCATTTCCTCTTCGCACTTACTTAACTTTAACTGTTCCTTCCTTTTAATCATAACACTGAATAATGTATTGATTCCATTTGCAATACAACCTTGTGCAATTTCAATCTCTTTCAGATGCTCTAAAATTTCATCATTTGTTACTTCCTGTTTCATTTCTTTGTTTTCGCTCATGTTTTTTGTTCTCCTTTTACTCAAATGCTATGTTTGTTTTTGTTTACTACCTCTTAACATATTTATATAATAACATATTGTTCTGTATTAGTCAATAACTAACTTAAACATTTTTAATATTCTTCAACAACTTCAAGCTTCTTTAAGTCCTCAATCAGCCATGGTTCTGAATCTGACCATTTAACCATTGGAAAGCAAACATCCAATCTTTCAAGGCTTTTGTCAACAGCACTTCCCTACCAATTACTAGATTTTATCGGTATAGTTGTATATGCATGTAGTATTCCATTTTTATTTCTTGCTTATCACTAGCTTTTCAACGTACTCTGATTCAAGCCAATCTTTTATGTTCTTTCTGCTATACTATAAAATTTGTTTGCTCTCTCAATAATCATCTGTTTTGCTAATGTTTTCATTGTTCTTAATACCATTTCTACAACTGTCATTTTGTTCTCTCCTTCTCTTTTTGTTTTCTTATTTCCTTTGATGATTATATTATATCACAACATAACACAAAGTCAATAGGTTTTATAATAATATTTATATAATAAAATAAGCACCCTTAAATGGGTGCTTCAATCTTAGTTATTTTCTTCTATATTTGTTTTTGAATGTCTAGTGAAAAAATAAAAGAACGGTGTGTCTAAAAGTGCCAGACATGCTTTTAATAAATACTGTCCAACCGCAACTCCTACTAACTGGATCCATGTTTGAGAAAAACAGTATGCACACATACTTCCTATAAAAAATACCCAGTTTTGTCCAAGAACTGTTTTGTATGCTTCTTCCATACCGCTGATTGTTGTTGGGAACATTCCTGTTATTGTTATAAGAATTGTGCTAAACAATTGTCCTCCAAAACCATATTTAACAAATTGTTTTGCTTTTTCCTTTCCCCAAATCTCACCCACAATATCCGTTGACAAGAAACTAAATGCATATGTTTTCACAACTCATGTTCTCAAAATCACACATGTTGTATTTATTACTATAATACTTTTTAAAATAGTTGTCAACTTCTTTTTGTGTTTCAATTATTTCTATTTCCCTATCGTTATGTTTTACTTCCCAATAACAACGAATATAGAAAACATGTCTATGTTTATTTCTTAAATAATCCAAATGGTTAGGCGCATCCTTCCAATAATGTAATCCCTCTATATAGTTTTTGGTAACAACTAACATAATTAATTCTCCTTTAATTTCACTTCCGCTTTTTCTTTAAAATGTTTCAAACATACTTGATATATTTGTTTTGATTGTTCTGCTGTTTTGCAAATAATATGAACTTCATGTTTAGGTTTTACTTTAAACTTTACTTCCTGTTCTTCTTCAAATAAATCTTTTAGGCTTCTAGTATCAAATCCAAACAAATTCATATCTATATCTTCTGTTAGGTTTTCCAGTTCTTCATCCAACAAACTATAGTCCCATTCACTTTCATTTAGTTTGTTATCTACAAGCCTATATGCTTTTATTTGTTCTTCTGTTAAATCTTCCAAACAAACTGTGGGTACTTCTTTAAGTCCAGCTTTCTTTGCTCCTAATATTCTACCATGTCCAGCTACTACACTGTTATGTTTATCAATTATAACAGGCTGTGTAAAACCAAACTCTTTAATACTGTTTGCTATTCTTTCAATCTGTTCTTTTGGATGCTTCTTTGCATTCTTCTTATATGGTTTTAACTCTCTTATGTTTCTGTATGTTATCTTTACTACACTTGCTTTATTTCCCATTGTTTTATGCTCCTTTCTATGTTCTTCTATGTTCTTTGTTATCCCTCTGTTTTCATTAGTATATTTTGTTCTATTGTTCTGTATATACTTCTTATATACTATCTGTATTCTATTCTTCTGTGATTATGTAACTATAAATTTTTAGCCAATGCAATACATAGTTCTGTTCTATGTACCTTTCCTTCTTTAATTTGTTCCACCTTCTCTGTGTTTCCTAACAGATACTTTAACTGTTCGATGCAGATTTCTATATCTGCCATTTCTTCTGCTACCATATATTCTGCATGACACATATCTGTACGGCAAGTTTTATCTCCCTGTAATATTCTCTGATACTTGCTTAATGCTTGTATCAACTCTCCTGCTTCTTCTGTACACTGTAGCATTCTGTTTTCTAATCCAAACTGTTCTGCTTGTTCTCTTATACATTTATCTATTTGTATTTGTTTTAATTCTGTATTAGTTTCCATTCACTTTTACCTCACACAATGTTATTGTTCTCCTACCTTTTCTGCAAACATTGAAAACTGTTCATCCTGTACTAATTTTATTCCTGCATATTCTTCTGTGAGTGCTACCATTTCAGACATTTTTACTACACCACTTGTAAACGCTTCATATAGGCTCATGCAATCTTCAACAAACCTTGGTATACGTTTCTTTGCTGACTTCTGCCAATAATCAGACACCAACACATTTGTTGGAATTACCAACATCATTGTTAGTATTTGTTCTGCTAAACCTTTTGTCTTATCAAGAATCACCTGTTTTGCCTTTTGCTGTTCTTCCTTTCTGATTCTTTGTTCTAACTGTTCCAATTCCTTTGCTGTTAAGGTATAGGTTTTGTTATCTTTCTTCTTCTCTCTTTGTTCCCTTCTAATTTCTGCTCTACTCATGTTCTAACTCCTTTTATACTTGAATTATATCATGCTCCAGTATGTTTGTCAATACGTTATTACAAAATAATTCATCTTGTTTTGTATGTTCTGCTATCCACTCCATAACAGATAACCTCTGTAAGCCGTTTATTTGCCCTTTTAAGCCACTTTCTTCTTCAAGGTGAGGACTTCTAAGGGTTGAGCTATTATCTTCCAGAATATCCACAGCAGACGCTTTCCTGACGCTATCCTTCATAGATGTCATTTCCCCAGTCTTCATCATTCTCGCTGTCCTCCATCCAATCTGTATTGTTCTCTGCATCCCATATTTCTTGTTCATCTTGTTCATTTGGTTGATATGTTTCACCTGTTGCTACCAGATTGATTGTTACATTGCTTGTGACCTTTCCTGTGTTTTCAAACATTTCTAATTTGTCCATCATATCTGTGATTTCTTTTATTGCAGAAACATCACCTGTTAATCCTTTTTGAAACAATGCAACCATCAATAAAGAACGGTTTGTTAGTTCTTCATCTGTAAAGCCAAAAGAACGCAACACTTGTTTCTTTTTATCGCTGTTTGTTTTCATCTCCAACAGCTGACGCATACAATTCTGTAACGCCATGTTTTGTTCCTTCTTTTTTCTTCTTGCTTCAACTCCCATCATTGCTATGCGTTTTCGTTCTTCGGGAGTTCTTTCACTAAATGGTATTAGATTCTCCCTTGCTTCTTTTACCTCTCTACCTTTCCTTCTTCCCATGTTTTGTTTTATCCTCCTTTTGTTTTATTATTTGTTTTCTAAATACACAACAAGACAAGGTTGCCCTTGTCTGTTACTGTCTCTATATGATGAATCACGTTGCCGCTTGAATCAATCACAATATTTAGTTTATGAATCAATATGTTTACAAGTTACATGACGTTTCTCAGTTACGTCAAACGGATATACTTACACATTTTCTTGTACCACGACTAATATATGGCTACCACAGCGGCAACGTGATAATTTATTTTATTGGTAGGCATTTCCATTTAAGGCTACCACTTACTTGTGCCAATCCAAGCACAACTCCTTCTTTTGATTCTATTATAGCAGAGTTTGTTTGGATTGTCAACACTTAACTGTGATAATTTGCTCTAAATATGGTAGAACGGCTGATGGTGTCCTTCTTCCTGTTTCCCTTTATCCTCTCATTTTCTTCTTGGAACTTTCTGTATTCCTCACATTCTGCATGACATTTTACTGTCCTTCTTTTACACTCTTTGCATGGTACACAAATCATATACTACAACCAACCTTTGCTTTTTAAATAGTCCTCTACATCACACAAATAAAGCATTGCTTCTTGCGTTTCCTCTTCCCTTATGCTTATAAATCCATTTTCATCTCTGTCCGTAAATCTCTGTAATGGAATCGGAAATCCTCTTTCTGTTACATGATTCAATTTGTACCCTACTTCCCGAATGTACCTTACACATATCACCAGAACGCATGACACTATCAACATTTTAGGTGTGCTTAGATCCATTCTAGCAATCACAATCGGTATCAATATCTGTAACACTACTGCAACCTTGTCCAATTCTTCAATTAATCCATATTTAAATGTTGCTAACAATTCACTGAATGTCTGTAACAACACAATCAATATGCTGTTCTTTTTTCTTCCTCTATTCTTCCTCACTATAATATCTTTCCTTTCAATCCTTCTTTGATTAAGTGCAACTTATCCTTTAACCTTTTTCTGTATGGTGGCACTTTGCACATCTCACACATATATTTATTTTGCGTCATAAAGAAACTACCTGTTACTTCTTTACATATATTACAGTTCCGTTCGCATATTTCCTCTTCATCTGCTGTTACATATAATGTCAATCTTACTGTTCTATTCCAACCATTTGTTTCAATCTTCTCTGTCCTGTATGTAATATGTTTTGAGTTGTTCACAGCAATCACATTTGTAGACAACCATTTGCAACAATTCAAATACGCTTCTTTTGTTGTTCTCCCTTGAAAATCTTTCTCCAATATCTTCTCTGCTATCAACATTGTTCTACCACTCCATAATTCTCTGTTTTGCTTCTACTGCACTTTTGTCTGCCAATTCATTCAAGGGGTCGCCTTTGTGTCCTTTAACTTTCACCATTGTTATGTTTAGCTTCTTTTCATATACAAGTAGGTACATCTTCTCCCATATACGTTTATTCTTGATTGGTTTTCCTTCCTTTGTTACCCAACCATTGTTGTACCAATTCTTTAACCAACCCTTTGTTATAGCGTTCACAACATAAGCACTATCGCAATATACTGTGACCTGTTTTGCTTTGTTCTTAAAGGCTTTTACTAACGCCATATACACTGCTGTCAATTCCATCTCATTATTTGTTGTCTGTTTCTTGTTTCCTGTTACCACATTTGTTTTTATTCCATTACTACATGGAATGACTTCTACATACGCCCAGCCACCTTTACCGGGGTTTCCACTACAAGCACCATCTGTATAAAATGTTATTTGTTTCATTGTTCTGTTTTCTCCTTTTTTAAATCTGCATATATTTTAATTATAATTTTTGCAATTGTTTCCCACATTGTCTTCCCATACACATTTCCAGTCCAAATGCTTGTATCTCTTATTTTTAGTAAACTGACACTATAAAAAACAAAACGTTTTTCTTTCCCTTCTGTTTCATAATATGTGTTTATTCCTTGCATCCTGTACCCATATCGTAACATGATGCCATGCAATGCCTGTTCTAACAAATCCAGTGGAGCTTGCTCTGTCTTGGTGTAATTGTTCTTTTCCAAAATCCTTGCAACAGGTTTTACTTTCCATAAAAATTTGTTTAACTGCTGTAGGTTGTTCATTTTAGTGCAATCCAAATTTAAAATGTCCTCTGTTTTCATGTTCTTTTCTCCTAAACAAAAAAGGCAAGTAAGTTTCTTTTCCAACCTACCTGCCTTTGTTTCACACTTTATATGCTCTAATTCATACTGTCCATACAGATTGGATTAGATCTCCCAATCATCATCATCTTCTTCATCCTCTGTTTCGGCTTCTGCTTCATCTGCCTTTTTCAGAAGTTTCACATAAGCATCTGCTGACTGTTTTGACTTTGTTTTGATTCCTCTGTCTGAACACATCTTGAACAGTTCTCTTGCAGACTTTCCTGCATATGGGTCTGTTTTTTCCTCTTCATCTCCCCAGTCGTCCTCTTCCTCATTTGCCGCTCCATCATTCTCTTTCAGAACAGCGATAAGGGATGCTTTGTCACGCTTCTTGCACTGTGAGGAAATACCTCTGTCACAGCAAAGTTTGTACAACGCCTTTGATGTCATGTTCTCATAATCATCTTCATCTGCTTCTTCCTCTTCCTCAACTGCCTGCTTTGACTTCGGCTTCTGTTTTGCCTTTGTTTCCTTCTTTGCTGACTTCTTCGGTGCTTCGTCCTTCTCTTCTGCATCTTCCACTTCTGTTTCCACATCATCAATGTCTTTCAGACCTGTTTCCACAACTCTTGCCGTTACCTTCGGGATTGCTTTCAGAAGGTCAAGAACATATTCACTGTTTGCCATTGATACGGTTCTTGTGAACAGTGGGTATCTGCTACCTACCTCTGCGATTTCCTCTACATCATTACCCATGATTGCTTCTGCGGCTTCGTACGCCATCCAATTTTTTGCCATTTTGTTTTCTCCTTTTCTTTTTTTTAATTTCTTTGTTTCTCTTGCTTGTTTTCCTTCTTCTCTTACTGTTCTTTTTTTTCTATCACCAGAAAGTTTATTTCCTTTCTTTTGATACTCTTATCTTAACACATATTGTTCTGTATGTCAATACATTTTTAACTTTCTTTTTAATTTTTCTAGTATCTTCTGTTTCTTATTCTTGCGCTTCTGTTTCTTTTCTTGCCACTGCTTAAGATACTCAATCTGTTCTTGGTCTTCATGCTCTTTACTTGTCATTTATTTTTCCTCTTCACAACATTCACAGTTGCAAACAGTAATTAATCCTAACTTAACACAAGCATTGTCAACTGCTTCTTTCAGCTGTAACAATCCTTCTTTATCCACAATACCTAATCCACCTTTAAGGAACACTTTGATTTCTTTTCCATCTTCCTCTGTTACCAACTGTTCCGCAATGGAATATCCAAGAGGATTGTTGTCTCTGTCAAACGCTTCTGAAATTACAACATTACGCTGTTCCTTAATCTTCTGTTTTGACAATTCTTTGTATGTTAATCTTCCCATTCTCCTGCACCCCCTTCTTCACTGTTGTCTGGAAGTTCAATTATTGCTTGGAATCGTAACTGTATATAATCTTCATCCACCAAAGCACAAATATTGTCAAGATTCACATTGTCCACTAATGACTTGAATGGTATTGTTGCATTTCCATCCTTGTCAAAATTGACAGAACCTATTGTGAAGATTCCCAAACTCATTGGGTTGCTTGTCGCTGTTTTCGCATGAACCGTAATGTCATTGTTTAACCCCTGTAACAATTCAACACTTGTTAGGATTTCATCATATCGGAGTTTGAACTTCACTTGTACTGTTCTGTTCTTTCCAATGCTCAACCCTTCAAAGGTTGCAATGCCTTTTTGTTTGAATTTCTTTTCCAACCTGTTTTCTCCTTTCTCTGTTTTTCTCTTTCATTCTTTGTTTGAACTCTTGTTCTTGCTGTTCTCGTTCCTTTCCTTTCTGTTTCATGTAAGCCTGTCTAGCAATGTAAGACTTTCCTGCATTCCTACCACCTACAAACACATTATAACTTGTTTCTTCTCCATTGTCAACCCCTAAATCTAAAAACAAATCTTCGTTGACATTTAATTGTTCGGAAATATCTTCACCAGCCACAAGGCTCTGTATTAGCCCTAAATCCTCTGGTTTTATCATTACCCATACTTCACCAGTATTAAGGAATTGTAAGGCAAATACTGGCAGTTTATGAGCCACAGCCGCATTCTGTTCGAGTATATGAATATCATTCTGTTTAATGCTGATGCTCTGTTTGTCCGTAGATTTTAACTGACAGATACATTGTTCATTCTGTCCGTCCTCTTTCTCAATCCATCCTGCTCCACTATTCTTTGTAGGTTTGAATCCAAGCCGCTTCATAACCTCTGCTTCGTTCTTCCGATAGAACTTTGTTGAGCGTTTATTCATTTGTTTTGCCCTCTGTTTCTTTCTTTTCCTTCCTCATGTAACATTGCATCTCGTATGGACATTCCTCGCAAACCTCCCAGTTGTCATTCTTTTTATACCTTCCAAAACATTCTGGTTTTTTGTTATGTTCTTCCATTAAGTTTGTCTGTGTTCTATCCTCATTTTCAATAAACGTCAATGCACTTTCTAATGTCTGATGTTTCTGTTCCCTTCTGTTTATTTCATTCAAAACATCCAGAATATTGTTTGCTGTTAAGATGTCCAGTTTTACCACTCCGTTGTATTTCTTTGACTTCTCAACCTCTGTCTGTAACTGTTCTGCTAACTGTCCGATGTTGTATTGTTTTCTAATTACCATCTTGTTCCCTTAACTTCCTTTCTATTTCTTTTTTCAGATATTGTAAATAAGGTTTGTTCTGTGCAAAGCCCTTCTTCCTTGCTTCTTCAAGTTCTTCCTTTCCAAATAAATCTCGGAACATTGTTTCCTGCTCACTTACTTTGGAAGTATAGCTTCTAATATGTTCCTGTATGGACATTATTTCACTTCCTTTTCTTTTTTATTGTTTCAACATCCTTTCTGTTATGTTCTTTATCAACTGTTTATCTTTTTCTTTCAATCTATACCATAAATTAAAGCCTGTCGTTCCATCAAAATCATAGAAACAATAACCATATTGCGTATTGTTGTATACCCATGAATTTGTGTGTTTGTTTTGTATGTTGGTAAGTTGTTTTGCAACTTCATCGTACTTCTTATCGCTCCATACACTGTTATCTGCTTCATAATACAAATAACTGTGTATGAGGATAACCCTCTGTAGGAAATCCACCTTTAGTTTATCTGTCCAATATATCGGAAAATTATACAATACTATCTCCTTCCCTTATGCTACTGCAATCACTTCTGCATCTCTAATGATTACTTCATTTTCATCATTACCATATTCAAAACTATTTCTACAAACATCACCAACATTATATGTTTCGTCCTCCGCACAATGTCTAATTGCTATTACTCCGTAGCCTTCATCATTCATTTTCTTTAAAATTTCCATTACATTCAACATTGTTATTTTCTCCTTCTTCTTTGTTTGTTTTCCCTTAACTTACTTATATAGTAACACAGGTCTAAGAATAAGTCAACACGTTTTGTAAAACTTTTTCAATTTGTTTTGTTCCAGATAACAGAACAGGTAGCCTTGTTAAGCTACCCTCTGTAATTCATTCAGTGCTGTTTTATATTTATTGTTCATTGAATACAATCTGAAATTGTTGATGGTATCTTTCTCCATTCCCTTGAATACTGCAATTGCAAGAATGTTCTTTAATTCAAGTCCTGTTTTCTCTAACTTCGTAACCATTCCAATGCAACGATAGGAGAATGTTGCCCGAATCCCATTTGTTTCTGCTTCTGTTCTGATTGCTTCCACAAAATCAACAAGTTCTTTGTTTCCTTTTGCAATGTGCATTTCAATATTTCTGTCATAACCAAAATCAATGATTGCGAATCTGTCCAATGTTGCTTGGTCTAATACCAAACGCCCTGTGTACATTTCATCTGCACCACTTCCAACTGTGTTCCCTGCCGCAACAACTCGGAAATTCTTATGTGCTTTGATTTTTCCGTTTGGAAACTCGAAGTATCTGTTTGCGATTGCCGCATTGAGTAAAACCAATACTTCTGGAATACTTGCATCCATTTCATCGAGGAAGAAAATCCCTCCGTTTTTAAATGCCTTGTAGAACTCTGTTTCGTGATATACACCACCTGCATCAATGAAACCTGTCAGTTTGTATTCCTGCTGAACACTGTTTGTAAAGTAAAACTCTAAACCAAGTTCCCAACTAATCTGTTCCAGTGTGTAGTTCTTTCCACTTCCTGCTGGTCCTGCAAGATAAACAGGAATGTCATTTTCTATGCAAGCCTTAATCATATCGAACTTGCTGTGTTTTACTTCTTTGTTCCAATCCTCTTTTGGTTCTTCCTTTTTGACTTCCTTCTGTTCCTTCTTAATCTCTGGTATTCTTAATTCTATGCTACCATCACTACCATCAACAACTGCTTTGTCTTTCCTTCCTGCTCTGTGAAGTTCATCTGTTGTTCTATCCTCTGCTCGGAAGTTCTCTGGTTCTTTGTATTGTGTTCCAATTCCCTGCTCATTAAATGTGTACCAATACAGAATACCTTGTATTTCAAAACAATAGATACCCTGTTTCTTTAACTCTCTGATTTCCTTTGTATGTTTTCTGAATGTCCTTTTAATATCAACAACACCAAAATCTGTTTTTGTTCTAGCAATTACATGTTCTTCATCTTTCTTAATAACTTCTACAAATGTTCTTGTTTTCATACTTAACTCCTTCACTGATTGTTTTTGTTTATCTTTATCTTGTATATATATATATATATATTATATAATAATAAATGTATATATTATATTATATTATATAATAATAAAT